AACTTTCTATGATGGCGGTGTTGATGAAGTCATCTCAACTCGGCGGTTAGATCACATTGTAAAAGCGTTCACCATCTTTGGTGATAAGATGCAGTCTATTGAAATGTGTGTTGCACGTTTTGATGAAGACACTAAAGACTCCTTCATGGACTTGTACACTAAAATTGATGCTGGTGTAGAACTAGGTGAAGTAGATGAAGTAGATGAGCTTCTTGATGATACTCTAGACATTCCCGAAGAGTCTCCATACTAAAAAATATACATTTGACATTAAAAATATCAGCGGCCTGCTGGTATTTTTTTTAAAAGGGTATTGACTAATTAACCTATATAGTGTAGTATACATAATAGTAAAAGGCAATTCATAAGTCCTTGAGATACAGAGTTTTGGTGGTTTTTACTGTTCGGTCAGGGCTCTTAGAGACAGACCAAAAAAACCACCACTTAACTGTAGAGTGCCATTAAGGGCTCTACTATAATCTTGCTTTACAAAGGAGATAACCAATGGTTACAAATAAAGCACTAAGTCTGTTCGACAACTTCAATCAACTCACACCCTATGCTGTAGGATTTGATCACGTATTCAATAATCTTGCAAGGTATGTGGATAACACTGTAACATCTACAGGGTTTCCACCTTACAACATCCGTAAGGATGGTGATTATGGTTACGTAATTGAAATGGCCCTTGCTGGTTTCAGTAAGAAGGACATTGAAGTGGAAGTTGCTGATGGCACTCTTTCAGTTCGTTCTGTCAAAGAGAACATCGATGATGACGCCGATATTTATCGGGGTATCGCATATCGTAAATTTAATCGTAAGTTTACGATTGCTGATGATGTTGTTGTCAACAGCGCAGCACTGGAAAATGGAATGCTCAATATTGATCTTGAACGGGTCGTTCCAGAAGAGAAAAAGTCTCGACTAATTACTGTCAAGTAATTTCTCAAAAATAATTGGAAAAGGGACTTTACAATTAGTCCCTTTTCCTTTATTATATATTATAGAATGAAGGAGTTGATATGAGTGAACAACCAATGAAGAAGCCTGTATTACCATTACTGGGTGCAGATAATGATGGCCAAATGGATATGCAAATTGTCCCAGCAGTACATCATTATGTAGGAAAAATTAAATTCGGTAAAGAAGTTGTAGATCAATTAAATGAAGAAATTGATAGAAATTCACTTGCTAAAGGTGAAAATAAAGACAACGCATTAGTAGGGCAATTAAGACAAGATAAAAACTCTGCCCAACTTGGATTTGATTTGGAGTCAGAAGTTGGTTCGCAATTTAGAATTATTTTAAATTCGGCAGCAACATCATATCTCAATAATGGATATAAAAAGAAATCCTATGCCGATTGTTTTGTAGCATGGACTAATCATGCATATGCTGGAGACTATAATCCATTTCATGAACACGCCACACCCACAGTGGGGGGATTGTCTGGATTTATGTGGTTGGGACTTCCAAAGATTATGGAAGAGCGCCGTTTGAATAAAGGCAAACATCAAATGGATTTTGGTGATGCTGATGGTCAATATGATGGATGGACTCACATGGTTTGGGGTCTAGGATCAAAAGTAGATTTATATGCACTGAAGATGGGTTGTGAAGAATATGTACAGCCTGAAGTTGGTGTTTTGTATATTTTTCCTAAATGGTTACATCATCAAACTTTACCTTTCTTTGGTGAAGGTGAACGCCGCTCTATTGCAATGAATTGGGCTGTTATGGAATCAGAAGAAGAATTGAAAAAAATTATGAGTCCGGCAGAATATGAAGATTTTAAAAGCAAAATTCCAGAGGATGTTGATAAATCACTTCCATATCAAACATCTATTGGTGGCGCTCTTCTTTCAGTTAAATTGGATGATTAATGATTTTATGAAAAAAATCGGTGTCATAATTCTAATAGGATTAATAAGTGGTCCGGCGTTGGCAGCTGGTAATATATCAAAGGGTAAAAAAGTTTTCAACAAGTGCAAGGCGTGTCATTCTCTCGTTGAAGGAAAGAGAAAAATGGGCCCTAGTCTTTATGGTATATTTGACAAAAAAGCAGGAACTACCAAAAAATTCAGATTTTCATCAGAAATGAAGAACTCTGGCATTGTCTGGAACTCAGAAACACTTTCAAGATACCTTGCAAGTCCGAAGACATTCATGCCCGGCAACAAGATGCCATTCTCTGGTATCAAAAACCAAACTAAACGTGACGATTTGATAGCCTATTTGAAAAAATTTACTAAATGAGTGATTTCATTCATACTATACAAATGAATGATACATCATTATGTGATGATTTAGTTACTTATTACAATAGTAGTAGTGAATATAAACAGCGTGGCGAATCTAATGGTGGAGATAAAGTATCAACTGATGTTACAGTTCACTCAAACTCTACAAATGAAAGTGTTCTAAAGTATCTAGATTTTCTGAGGTCAGCTCTTGCTAGTTATCAGAAAACCTATGATGCTTTTAGTTTTACAGTAGGGTTTTCTGAACCTTGGAATATACAACATTATAAACCATCTGAAGGATTTTTCAACTGGCATTGTGAAAGAGGTATGCATCAAACATTTCAAAGAGCATTAGTCTTTATGACTTATCTCAATGATGTAGATGATGGTGGCGAAACTGAATGGTTGTATCAAGAAAGAAAGTTACAACCAAAGAAAGGTTTAACTGCCATCTGGCCTACTGACTTTACACATACACATAGGGGTGTAGTATCACCAACACAACCCAAGACAATTGCTACTGGATGGTTTAACTATCTGGATGTTAAGGCTGCACATGGTTTGTATACATCACATTATCAAAATATTATTAATCAAATGAAGGAGAAAGAATCTGCCAAAGGTTAATTACAAATATAATGAGGACAAAACTTTGTCTGATTTGAAAGAGTACATCGACTCAACTTATGATGAACACTATAGTACGAACCAGTTTCAAGCTACAGAGTTTATTATAGACGGTGGACATGGTGAAGGTTTCTGTATCGGCAACATCATGAAATACGCACAACGGTATGGAAAAAAGAACGGTTATAATAAAAGGGACTTAATGAAGATTCTTCATTACACAATTATAGCTATACACAATCACGATATTATGGAGAAGAGTGAAAATGAAACTAAGTAACGAAACTATTAATGTGTTGAAGAATTTTTCAACCATTAACCAAAACCTTGTAATCAAGGAAGGTAGTAATATTACTACCATGTCAGCAATGAAGAACATTGTTGCTAAAGCAAAGGTAGAAGAAGTTTTTGCAAAAGAATTTGCAATTTATGATCTCAATGAGTTTCTATCTGCGCTGTCTCTTTTTACAGTTCCAGATTTAGATTTTCAGAATGACTTTGTTATTATTACAGAAGAAGGTTCTTCTAAATCTTTGAAGTATTGGTATTCTGATCCATCTGTGGTCACTTCCCCAACTAAAGATATTACTATGCCATCAACTGAGATTAAGTTTAATTTCTCCAGTGATTCTTTGGCAGAAATTACAAGAGCTGCCTCCGTTATTGGAGCTCCTGATATGGTTCTAGAAAACGGTAAACTCAGGGTTACTGATAAAAAGAATACAACTGCAAATGATTTTGTAACTGAACTAGATGTTCCAGAAAGTGATGTAGATTATAAATTCTGGTTCAAAGTTGAAAATTTAAAACTACTTCCTGGCTCATATAGTGTCGAAGTTTCCTCAAAAAATATTAGTAAGTTTACTAATTCTAATGTTGAGATTGAGTATTTTATTGCTCTTGAACCAGAATCTTCTTATGACGCTTAAAGTTAGGAATTTATATTATGGAAAGTTATTTGTGGGTCGAGCAATATCGCCCCAAGGATGTAAGCTCGTGCATACTTCCTAAAAATCTAAAAGACACTTTCATAGAGTTTGTTGAAAGTGATAATATACCCAACCTGATATTATCAGGACGGCCAGGTGTAGGTAAGACAACCATTGCAAAAGCAATGATTGAGCAGATTGGTGCTACCTATATGATGATCAACGGTTCTGAGGAGTCAGGTATTGACATTCTCAGAACTAAGATCAAAAACTTTGCTTCTACTGTATCACTTGAAGGTGGCAGAAAGTATCTAATACTTGATGAGGCAGACTATCTAAATCCACAATCTACTCAACCAGCCTTACGTGGGTTCATGGAAGAGTTTCATAAAAACTGTGGATTTATTCTTACTTGTAATTATAAGAATCGTTTGATTGAGCCATTACACTCTCGTTGTAGTGTAATTGAGTTTACTATTCCTAAATCTGAGAAACAAAAACTTGCTTCTGGGTTCATGAAAAGAGTTATAAGTATTCTTGATAAAGAAGAAATTAAGTATGAAAACAGAGTTATTGCTGAAGTTATTAATACACACTTTCCAGACTGGCGCAGAACTTTAAATGAATTACAAAGGTATTCAGTATCAGGTAAAATTGATGCTGGAATACTAGTAAATTTAAGTGATGTAAATATAAAAGAACTTATACATTACATGAAGAATAAGGAGTTTACTAATGTTAGAAAATGGGTTGTTAATAATCTTGACAATAATCCTGTTGATTTACTTAGGATCGTTTATGATAATCTTTATGAGTATGTGGATGGTTCTACTATTCCCCATTGTGTTGTGGTATTGGGCGAGTACCAGTATAAATCTGCTTTTGTTGCAGACCAAGAAATAAACATGATGGCTTGTTTAACAGAAATTATGGCAAGAGCAAAGTTCAAATGATTGATGAAGAAAAAATAAATGAATTGTACAACAAATTGTTTGCAACAAATGTACAACTATCAGAAGAGTATTCTGTGATAGAAGTTGCTAGTGTGATGTTAGGACAAGCAATGCGGTTATATAAGACAGCATTAAATGAGGAAGAATTTCAAGAAATGGTAAAAGTAATTGTTTTTACTTCCAAAGATGTTAAGCCATATGACGAATTTTCTTTAGCAGAAGATTCAACTTGTCACTAAAAAATAGATTGGAGCTTTTATAATGATAGATGTATACGATGATGTTCTAGAAGAACATAATGCTATTTTGGTTGATGAAGAAGTCAAAGAAATATATTGGAAATATGATTATCATTCTAATACAAAAAAACCTAATAAACATTGGCACGTTTTTTGTGGTCATAATAAAGAAGAATGTGATGATGCCGATTTTGGATGGGCTCATCAAATATTCAATATTGCATTACAGAAATACAAATTTAAAGAAAAATATAATGTAGAAGAAATTGTAAGAATCTATTGTAATGCTCACACTCATGGTATTGAACCACAAATTCATACTGATGATGGTGATTTTACTATGATTTACTATCCTCGTTTGGATTGGAAAACAGAGTGGGGTGGTGGAACAATAATATATCATGACGATGTTGGTGATCCAAATTCTCCCAATTATAAGGTTGACAAATCTGTTTCTTATGTGGGTAATCGATTAATTGTTTTTGATGCACACCTACCACATCAAGCTCAACCAGTTATAAAAGGTTGTTATGATTTGAGAACTTGCGTTGTTTTTAAATGTAATATTGCTGGTGGAAGCCGTGAAAGATTAGATTTTTATAAAGACAATTTAGCTGCTGGAAACTTTGAAGTAAAAATGATTAATTGATGGGAAGAAACATACAATGTATGAATTAAAAGATTATCTTAAAGCCATCAATGAAACTAAAGAACCTCTTATGGATGGTGACGATGAGGAATGGGAGAAGAAATATCCCCCATATATCGTTAATAAGTGTGTTGCTCC